TCATTAGCAAATTTAACTAAAAATCTACTTGTTTGTGGATTAGGTTCAGCATAAGCAAAAGTTGTAAGAGTAGCTTCAATTACCTCATCTAACCCTGTATTCATATTAGGGAATAAAGAGTATAATGTTGTGTCTTTTTCGGGGAATATTTTAAATACTGCCATTTTGTTTAATTATAAAGGTACTACTCTTCCTTGAATATCCTGGTTAGGGTATTTTACTTCAAATATAGATGGGTCTAATGAAGGATAAACAACATTATTTGCTGTGGCTCCATTTATATCATAAGCATATTTACTATATCCTAAATTTTCACCTACTAAATTATTAATTGTAATAGTTTTAACAGTTTGTACTCCTTCAATTCTGTCTAAAAGAATATAAATATCTCTTAAAACAATAGGTTGATTAATTTGCCATCTATCAATAGCAAAATAATCTCTTAAAGCTACAATACAGTTAGTTAATACTTCATTACTATTATAATTAGGTAAAACTATAATATCAAAATTAACTCCTATATTAATAATAAAAGCATCTTTAATAGTAACAGAATCATTAACCATTCTATATTGTGATAGATAAGTAATAATGTTTTGTTTTAAAGCTAAAGAAGTTGTAGTTAATTGGTTACTTACATTATATGATAAAACATATAAATCTAAAACAGATTGAGACTCACCAGCTGAAATTGATTGGGCTTTAGTAGGTTCAATATATGCTTTAGATACTACTCCATATTTAGCAGGCATTGAAAGTGCTCTTACTAAATAATCATTTTGGGTAACATTACGTAATTGTGTAGCAAAATTAGCTGATGAATTTTGTCTAATTTCTTCTATTGTATCTCCATCTCCCCCACCATCAGCAGCTTGAGGATTAGTAACTGCTAAACTATTAAATACATAATTGGCAGTCGTTTGGTTTGTTTGTTGGTTAACAAAAGTAACAGTTGATGTTAAATTTGTTAAGTCATTAGCAGGTACATTAGATTCAACACCTCCACCTGTTAAATACCTAACATTTAAAGTAGTAGTTGAAGGAGCAATACCATAAGTCTTAGTGAATAAGAAGTTCTCAGGAGAATAAGCTGTTGTAAGTTTATCTATTTCAAAAGGTAAACCAATACCAACATTATTAGGATTTGGAATAATTTCCTCATCTGTGTCCTCAGCAGTACCTGCTCCAAATTGTAATTGTAATGAGCCTGTAGAAATAACTCTAGAAGCAAATCTACGTTGTACTTTTTCTAATTTTAAAATATAAGGTGTATCACCAGCATATTGAGATAAATTAGGGTCATTAACATTTGTGTTTTTAATTGAGTTAAAAACCATTTCTTGACCTAAATAATCTACTTCATACCATTCATTTCCATCAGTGTCTGTTATATCTAAAACACCTATAATTTTATCAGCATTAATATCTACTGTTGAAAACTGAGTTGGGGCACCAAATGAAAAAGGAATTGTATTAATAGTGGCTGAAATTGCTTTTCTAGATTTCTTTAAAAGAAAATATAAAGGAACACCACTTCCGTCTACTTCATAAACTGTGATTTCTGTAGGGTCACCTGAACTAGAAACAGAAAAATCAATTGGGTCTTCCATTAAGAAAGAAATAGAAGCATTTGAAGTTGATGTTATTGTTGAATTTCCAGGAACAAAAAGTGAGTAATTAAAGTCAGGAACTTTATTTGAAGTACTTCCTGAAGCTGGTACTTGTTGATAAAAATCTACAATAGTAGTAGCTACTTGAGTTACATTTGGTTTATAACCAAACATGTAAGCCAATTCATATAAGTTATTAGGTTGTCTAGCGTATTGTAAAAAGTTTTCTTGGATTTGGTTATCCATGTAAAAAGATAAAACATCACCTACATAAGCAGCCATTTCCATGAACATCATACCAGGTGATGTAGGACTAAAGTCAGTGTATGTGTTTGGGAAATAAGTTTTAGCATAGTCAATAAGACTAGCTCTTAACTCTGTAAAATCTTTATTTATGTATTGTATGTTTCTTCTAATAGCCATTATGTGAAGGTGATATTGATATTATCTGATATTCCTGTATCTATAACATTATATGTTAATTCTATATTAACTTGGTTAAAGTCATTAATTGAATCAATATTTAAGCTAGCTACATTTACATTAGGGAAATAAGTATTTAATTGGGTTTGAATATTTTGTTTTAGTCCTTCTAAATTACCAGAAGATATTTGTTGAAAAATAAAAGCTCTTAAATTAGCTCCAAAGGTTGGATTTAAATATCTTTCAGGTTGATCGGTTAAGAAAAAATTAATTAAATTATTTCTAATAGCATCTTTAGTAGTGTAGGTTGATCTAAAAACAGCAGGAGCATTAAAAGGTAGAGCCACACCAACAGCTGTGCCTGGTTTAAGATCTACTGGGAATATTTTTTTAGCTCCAAAAGCCATTATTTATTTAATAAGTTCATTATTTGATCTAATCCAACATTACCTTCAGGTAAAGCTCCATTAATAGCATCTACAGGGCCATTTACTTGAAAATTACCAGCGTAAGCAGAAGTAGCAGGTTTTCCTACTTGCATTTCTTCTAACATACCACTAAACATATCACGTCTCTCTGCTGGAGTTAATTGTTTTGGTTTAGAAAGATGAGGTTGAGCGTAAGTGTCCTTGATTGATTCAGTAACAATTGTTTTAGGAGCACGAACTGCTTCCAATAGAATATCTTTTAATTCTTCTTGAATAGCTTCCTTTACAGCCTCTTTAATCATTTTTTTAAAATCTGATGGTTTCATTGTTTATAAATATTAAATTAGTAAGCTTTTAAATTATCTCTGTCTATTATAAATTTTAATTCTGTAATTAGAGTAAAAGTATTTGTTGTAAAAGATAAATCAGTAGAAATTAAAATAATACCTTGAGAATTTTTACCAATAGCTCTTCTACGAGTTACTGTTGGTGTGTAAGGTACTTCTTCAATCTCAATAATAAATCCTTGATATGTAGTTTGGTTTTCTGTTTGTTGAGCTTGTCTTTGAGAATCTGCTACACTATTAATCTCAGGAGATGTTGGTATTAAAGTAGCAAATTTATCACAAGATAATATATAAGCATCTATTAAAGATAAAGTATTAACAGCAGTTAAAACATAAGATCCTATAATAGAGATAGATAAAGCTGAACTGCTTATTATGCCTTGTAATTTTGCTAGTTTAGAATTACCATACTGATCAAAAGTGGTTTTTCTAATAAATGTTTGAATATCATTTAAAGCAGAAGGAACAGCTCCTGGTACTGCAGGGAGAAATTTAGCTCCTGTTGAAATACCAATAGCAGCTATATCAACAGCAGTTAATATAGGTATTATAATATTTAAAAAGTCAGATATACCTGTAATAGCTGTTCCTGTTTGGTTTATTCTAACTCCTATATTATTTAATTGTTCTGTTATATTATTTCTTTGATCAAGTAATTCAATAAAACTAACTTCTGTAGGACATACATTTGGGTCCTGAATATATTTGTTAATTAGATTTTCTAATGATGGTTGTATTATTTGAGGTATTTGGGTACCTAAAGTAAATAAAATAGAAGATAATTTAGCAGCACCTTTAGGTTTTTGGTCTTCAGGAGTAGCTTTTTGTATTTGTTCTGTATCAACTGATTTTTGATTAGCTGATAGAGTTTGCTTTTCAATGGCAGCTGCTTCTTCTTGTCTAATTTGTTCTAATTCAATAGGGGTAGCCATTATACTGTGTAATTATATTTAGACTTAAGATTATTTAAATTAGATTGTAAAGAATCTAATACACCATTTAATTGTAAAGCAGCTGTATTTAAAGGAGCTAAAGGAGTACCTGGAGGAGTAGATACTAAAGTAGAACAAATAGTAGAAAAAGCTTGAATATTTTCTATTAATTGGTTTAATAAATTTACTGTTTGATTACCTAATAATAAAGGTTCATTAGCATTTTTAGAACCTAAAAAAATATTTTCAGATTGAATAGTGACTGTGGGAGTATCAATATTAACTCCTAAAACCCCATTTAAATTAATAGTCTTATTTGAACTTAATAAAATATGATCTGTAGATGAATTAAATACTAAACGACCTGATGATATAATAATTTGTTTACCTGAGTATTGATTAGGTTGTTCTGGTGGATTTTTTTTATAACTAACATAACTAGTACTAGCTGCTTTTAAAGGTATTTTTTGAGTACTAGTAAAATACATTGAAGCATCATCATTATTTATTTCCTCAGTAATAGGAATCCAACCTTCTTCTGTTTGTGTACCTTGTCCATTTCTAAAAATAATAATAGGATCACCAGATGTACTTTTACCTGTTGACCAATTATTTAAAGCATCAGGGATTAATCCTAAAATTTTTCTTTTATTTGTTGAACCAAATCTAATACTATTTCCCCATCTTCCTTCATATATGATATCACCTTCAAAAGGTAAAAGAGGATGTATATTAGAACGTTCAATAAAAGTATTACCTAAATCTATTTCTGTTGATTGATCTGTTACTCTTCTAACATTACCTATAGAAGTTTGTTCATAATCTTTTTGTTGTGATTGAGGTAATTTTTCTGGATTTGATGGAAAAGCATTATGGTGTGGATGATTCCATAAAGAAGTAGGACAAATATAATAATCTGAAGTATTAGTTGTTATACCTCCTTTATCAGGGGTACCATTTAAACTAGTATCAGGTAAAGATATAATCCAAATAATTTCTTCTAAAACAGGTAATTGTTTTATATTACTAAAATAAGGTTTAGCAAAGGCTGTTTTAGAAGCAGGTAAAGTTATATCTTGATATTCGACTAAACCAAGAGCATTCCACTCACCAAATTCTTTAAATTTAGGGTGGTTTTCATTTAAAATTATACTTTTTACTCTTCCAGCTTTAAAAGAAGCAGGAGATGCAGTAATACCATTAGGAGATTGAGAGGCTATAGTATTGACACTAGATAAAATGTTACTTGTATTTGGTTGTAACCCTGTAGCCATTATTTATCTCCTTTTAATTCACTCATTGCGGCTAATAGTTGTTCTTTTTCTTCATCAGAAATAGTTAAATCACCATTAGAATTTTGTGTTTGCATAGCACGTTGAGCTAACGCTGCCATCTTGATTAATAAATCGTCATTTTTAACGCTTATCTCCATATATTCTTTAATTAAAGGAACTACTAATGTAGCATCACCAATATCAGAAATAAGTGGTTTTAACTCGGAGATTAAAGCGGAAACCTGTTTATCTTTTTTCTGTTGATTATTATAAATTTCCTCTAAAACATCAGAGAATTTTTTATTTTTAAAAATTATATTATCAAATTGTGACATAAATATACATTTAGTTTTTTATAAATATGAAAACTAAAAATTTGTATATCCGTGTTCTAAATAAAATACATAACCTTCTTTAAAAATATTGTAGAGTTGATTAGCGATTTTTGTAATCTTAGGAGTTTTAACATCTACAATTTCACGGATATAAATGTAAAGTGCTTTTTTATTAAACACATCTAAAAATTCTCGTTTTCTGAATAGTTCAAGAATAGCGTCTGCTATTTGAGCATCATATTCTTTAGGGAATAATTCATAAATATTTTTAGTACAATATTCTGTATATAAATCTATGAATTGAGATAAACGTTCATTATAAGGAGAATCTTCAATATTATAAGAATGGTTTTCATCTTCTTCTAAAGTTTCAATAGGTAAAGTTTCAACTCGTTTCTTATAATTTTTCTGATTTGAAAGAATTAAATAACGTTTAGCTATAGTTCCAAAATAAGAATAGGCTTTAGCTCCTTTAGATTGATCAAACAAAT